AACAGTTTTGCCAAGTGAATTGACGAATCTCACCGTCAATGGGCTGTGCATGATACCTTCTTGCTTAATGATTGAATTTAACGATCGATTCGTGACGGCATAGAACTTGGTATCCAAACGTTGTTCAAGCATGTCTCTGAATTGCCCGTAACAACCTCGTCGATAATGAGCTTTGTTGAACGTTGCTAGTCCCGAAATCAATCCATACTTCCAACCGCGAATCATAGGTCCGGTCAAGAAACGATAAGGTAAGAACCCGCCAATGGATGTTGCTCTTATTTCACGTACTTGAGGTTGCTTTGTGAGAGCATAAGTGCTGGTGGGTGTTGAATTATTAAAGTCACCGAACCCATAAAACACCTTTGAGAGATCATCATTTCTCATCGAACTCGTTACGTTCGAGCTGAGATTAACATCAATGAACAAATTGAACCTGAATGGCGAAGAAACGAATGAATAATAAAAATTCGTTATCGCTAAAGGATCGATCGACGTCACGCTGCCCGATTGATCGGCGTCAATCGTGGTAAAAAATGTTTTTGAAATGTCTAAGTTACGTACTATACCTGCGTAATGTGGTTCAAACGGGTAACCTAGTGGCCATCTCAAATCGTTCGTAATTGAACTACCGGGTGAGAATAGGACTGTTGCGGCGGAAGCAGTATTAATCGTACCGCTTAAAAGAGCGAGAATTGAAATGAACCCCGACGTGCCCATTGTTTTTCCATCCTTTGCAAGTATGTCAGATACACCCGGGAACGTGCTATCAAAAAATCTCTCGTTGTTATCGAACATCTGCAACGTTGTGCTTGACCCAACGACCTCATTCCAAGGTTGCAAACGAAATGCACGTGAAGGATTCGCAAGCAATTCAGCAGGTGAAACATCAGGTTTACTTTGAGTTCTCGCATTGAATTTTGAAAAAACTTTACCACGGATACCGGTCAGGACACCCGTCGCTGATCTCACAGCAAGAGAACCAGTGATGTAATCATCGTACGAACCATTTACCAGTTCACCCGCAGACACGACCTCGAATTGATCTGCAACTGGAATATCACCAATCACATCGTTCAAACCTCGAGAAAATAATGTTGTCGTTCGTTTGTTAACCGTATCTTTTCCTTCGCGAAGGTAACTTCCGTACAACGTCACGTTGACGCTCCCCGTTATTAAACTAACATCGTGTTGAACTGAGCCCGAAACAGTGACAGCTTTCGTGATCGCATCGTACGAAAACACAGTAGGTCTCGTCTTTGACAATGAAAGAACAAGGGTGTCACGAGGATTGATCAAATATGGTGAATCAAAGTACGTAACCACGGGTACCGTACCAATGATTCTTACATTCGCATCGACAACGTTTTGAATTGATGCAGAAAGAGCGGCGTATTCTGAACCGGTAACGTAAAACGGGTTCGGAATGTTATCGGGATAAATTGCTCCTCCCAGAGAAGGAAGTTGTGTTACTCCAAACTCACGACCCATTATTGATCGACCCGAAATTTCACGATTTCCTGCTCGACCAGAAGTTTTCACATTCATCAACCTGAACGTTGAACCGATATCCGTTGAAAGAATTGTTTGTGATCCGATTTGATTTAATAAAAATGCACGAGCGAGATCAACATCAGTTGTACTGTCTGGTCTATCAAAGAATCTGAACGTTGGACCGTAACTTGCAAGGGCTTTTGTGTTAACATTGATCGTTCCAGTGAAAACATTGTTGTTACCGGGACGAATCACCGCCGCTGGTGTTCCGTATCTGAGGAATCCTTCCGGGCGTAGATTGTAGTGGAAACTGCCCGTGAATGCTGGTGGATCACTTCCAAGAACTACCCTTGACACGTTATCGAATTGATGCGTGATCGTTCCAGTTGCGATAACTTCAAGCTTTGTTACGTTGTTAGTTCTGATCTGATTCATCAGAGCGACGGTCATTGCAGGTCCGCCCAAATCGAAGCCGGGAGCTGCACCGTCGCCGCCAGGCGCAATACCACTACCCGCAGATGAAGAATACGGCATGAACGTTCGTGTAATGTCGTTGAACCAAGTGGAACCGCATTCAATAGGAATCTCAAACACGACTTTTTCAATCAAAAAAGGAGAATCGATCGGAGGTGTGAATGTCGAATCAGTGATTGCCGAGTAACGCGAATTCACGAAGACAGAATTTGCATACGAATCATCATTCAACGCGGTTTGTAAAGTGACGGACCCTAACCTGATCGTTTGATTGTAGTTGGGAGACGTCCCGCCTGTGCTTAATGTCGACGCCTCATTCGTTCCCGACGATACCATCGTTCCAATTGCGGAAAATCCCTTTGCATCCTCAATAAGCAACCTCGTATTGAAAGGATTCAAGCTCTTGGTGAGGTACATCGTAAGATCCGTCAAGTCAGTGCTTGTCGGCATGACCCAAGATTGAGTTCTCTTGTTCAGGTAATAAATGCTCGATGTCGTATCAAGTAGGCGAGTTTTCTTGTCAACTTGAAAAGACATCTTCACACGATTCTTTGAATTCAAAGGTTGATTCATTGAAGGATCGAACTCGAAATTTTCCACCGTGTCAAAGAATGAGCCGCTCGCTATCGTTTCATCAAGAAACGGTTTTGAATGTGAAAAGAGGTCCTGATTGAGCGGCATGAACTGTTCAGTTGAAACATCATGCATAGAACCCGTTGTTTCAAGTTCAAAATTCTCGCCTGAAAAGAGATTTTGTGCAAGGAACGATTCGATCGTGTCGCCCCCATAAAAACGGGGTACCGAGGCGGGATAGTTTATGTTTTGAACAATAACATCACGCGTTAACGCCCTTTGATCATTGAACGTGCTTGATCGTTCTTCCTTTTGATCCCTATTTTGAGAATCGAGCCGCGGTAGAACCTTTCGTCGTGCTCTTGATGGTTGAAACACATACATGCAACCTTCGGTCTTTGCAGGCCAGTGTCGATCGGGTCGAAGGCTCCATCCGTACTTACGAGAAACAGTTGTGTTCGCCCCAGAATAGTAGGTTGATGTATCATTGAACGTCGTATCGAACGTTGCTCCACCGTACTTGTACTGAGGTCGATTGTATTGTGATAAACCTTGCGAAAAATCACGAAATCTGTTCGTTCCCGTTGCAAAGATTCCTATCGTAGCTGATTCAGCTATGACGCCATTGCTGGAAATCTCGGTACGATTGTTCATCGAATCGCGTTTAAATTGCTCATACCTAAACTCGATCTTTCCATTCTCGTACAACACACATTCGAACGAAAGTACTGCGCTTGCGATTGAGATGAAACTGTGACTTGAAATTGAATTCCATCTGACAACAAGCCTGGTTCCTGCCGAAGTAGATTCTCTACGATAACGAACACCGAACTTAGAGTCGGTTACAACTGGAACGGGAGTCGTACGACCCTTTCTTTGAAAATCAGAATTCGCATTTGTTCCCGAAAAATCAAGCGTCGACAGGTTCGAATCCGTCACCTTTTGAAGGTCGTACGTGTTTCGCAGCCTGTCGAACCAGGGGCAGATCAACACGTTCGACGATGCGTTCGTCAAGTTAATACCTTCGTTATCGAACGAACCCGATAACATCAACGAACCCGTCACGGATTCAGCAGTGACCGAACCGTTTGGAACCAATGCCAGCCAACCCGATACACTAGCAACGAAATGCTTGTACGTCGTACCATCGAACACGAAATTGAATCCCAAGGCTACGGGCGACGACACAGAATCACTAGCACCCGACGCGCTTGGATTCGTTGAATTTGAGCCCGTGGTGAACGTTTGGAACTTTTCAATTCCCGACTTAGTCAACCTCGCAGATGGCGATGAAACTTTTGATAAGACGTAATCTTCGAATCGCATTAATAGTACCTCATACCGCCAAATGCGATAGAATCTGTTCCTTGTGGTGAATCATTAAAGACGTATGATGCAACATTATAACGTGTTCTGCTTAACGATGATGAACTTAACGCAACGTACGAAGTTAACGTAGTGTCGTTATAAACGTTATCAATCGCCAATTCAGGAACATCATTGAACGATTTCATTGAAGAAGTGAACGCATTCAGTGATTCTCTCGCATCGATTCCAAAGTTCGACGTCCCGTTCGTGTTTTCAAAGTAATTTGACACGTAACTATCAAGGTAAGGAACGAACTCTATCGTCTCAAGCGTATCCCTTGATTCATCAATCGTCTCGGAAACCTGTAATCTTTCGTTTCCTGATTGAACCATGCCTTTGATTGAATTGACAACATCATGAATGTTGATCTTGAACGATGCAACGTTTCTGATTGTCAGGGGTTCAATTGCCCCATTCATTGTGAATCCTTTATCGTAGTCAATTTCAGAAAGATTCAACGGGTCATGGTACTGAACGTCGTTAGAAAAATCATCATCCCACCCGAAATTGCTTTTCAATAACGAATGTCCGGGTTCACCCGAATAGATCTTTACGAATCCAGCGGTGTAGTGCTTTTGTGTCGTTAGCTCGATGCCTTGCCTGTACGCATCGACATCAACGGTACTGATACTACTCGTCAACAATCCTGTCGGAGAATTGTTTTGAATGACCGGACCCTCGTCAAAAAACGCGGGTTCATCAACGACCGTGTTTCTAAAAAATCGTTTCGCCATGTCCTGTTGACTAAGTAGGCGAAATCAGATGTTGGGTGACTCTTATCTGATTCGGTGAACCATCAATATTTCTGTATTACACCCGAAAGTTGTGCTAATAAAAGAACGTTTTCAATGCTTTGACGATTCGTCTCGTTTAAGTACTGTTCAGTGCCTTGGTATTGAACCTTGAATCTTTCAAGCATGTGTGATTCAATCGTGAAATTGGTTCCCCTGAACAACGTTTTACGAGGAACGAGTTGTTCAATGAACGTTCCTATGCTTTGATCGAACCATCGGTAGAATTCCATGAATGCCCCGAAATTCAACTTTTCGCTGATACGATTGAAGTAAACGTTTCTGAGCGTTTCGATGTCGGGGTAATCAGATGAGAATGCAAGTTCGGGAGCACCGATTGCGTTATCAATTGAATCGAACGATGAGAACATTGTCACGATGTCACGGTTTAAAGCATCGACCAACGAGAACTCGATCAGGAATCTTACGTCATCAGTCGGTTCCTCGCTTTTCAGAATCTCGTTCAATGGTGCAACTTGAGCCCAGGGAGTTGCATCAACATTCGATTGTTCGATGAAGCTACGTGATCTGACCTTGTCATTCATCGTCGCCTCGTCAAAGACGGGAGAAAGGTAACTATGATCGAATAATTCCCCGATCAAGGCGTTCGTGCTCGTTGAGAATCCTGATCCCGTGAGATGAAAATTGTTTTGACTGAAATCGAGGAACGTTATGTCTCCGTTTGGGCCTGAACCTGTCCTGTCTATTTGTTTTGTGAACGTTTCCAATCGAAGTCGTTCGAACGATCCCGAAGCTGTCGTGACGAAGTTAAAGTTCGTTGAAGGTGATTCAACACCCCTTGACTTGTAATTCTTAACGTGTTCCTTCCACTCAGATTCACTCAGTGCCTTTGACCAGAACCTAAAATTAGATACCAAACCCGACAAAGAAGTGACTCGAGAGTTGGCTGGTGAAGCCGCGGTGTCGTTCAAGAACCTGAACGTCGAACCTGTGCCGCTCGGTGAGGCGAAGTTCTCTCCGATCACAAAGAACGAACCTGAAACGTTATGAACCGTATCCTTCGAACGAAACACATTGACATCGTTCGTATTCGAACGTTCGTAAAAGAATGAACTGGTTGCAAAGTAACGTTCGATCTCTCCGTTCGATTGCCTTGCAGCTCTCAAGAAGTACGAAGAAGAAACATTCGAAAGAATTTGATCGTTTCTTTCACAACCGAATGAAACGTTCCACCGTGAACCATCAAAAACGTTGTCCTGTTCTTCAAGCGGAAGTTCAAGGGTCAATAACGGAGATGAAGCTGACACGCCCGATCTAACGTAGAGCACTAACTTCGGGTCGATTGATGAAGAGATGGCGACAACGTTCGAAATGATTCCGCCTCTCGAAGAATTTGAACCTGTCACCATCAATCGACCGATCGATTGAACATCGCTTGTCATTGTCAAAATATCAACGGGAGTCCACTTAACGATCGATTCAACGCTCCAGGATCCTGAAGTCAACAGACCGTCGTTCACGTTGTTTGAAATACCGTGAGGACTGAACGTTTGCTTTTGCACGAACGTTCCGGCAGGTTCCGGAAAACCAACCTCCACACGCGAACTTGAAAGGTAAGATGATTGTGCAAATGAACCCGTCAAGAATCGAACCATCGTTCCAGTTTCTCGCTTTGTTTCCCTTGAAAACGAGAGACTTTTCTTTGTAGGGCCACCTAATTCCTTGATACGAAGACTGTTGTCTGGATCAATTCCCATCGTTCTAAGGAACGACTTGATGCTGTGTTGCGTTCCCTTCGATCTGAGAACGTCTGGGAGGTTGATCATCGTCCTACGAATCAATTCATTTTGAATGTATCGAAGCGAGTACGTCTCATTGCTAATGTCCTGATCGATATTCTCAGCATGAACGTACTGTTCAATCGTTGAATCATTGAACAAAGGCGGAAGATTGAATCCAAATTGATCGACAAGCTCCAACAAGAAATTATCTGGAACGTTCTCGTTCGTATCGTAATCAACGTATCGTAGGTTCTTGAATGAATCAACGAAAATCTTCAGCTCATCAAAGAATCGAGCGTAAATGTACAGGAACGACACGAGAAGCTGTGAACTTCCGAGTTTACCAGAACCGGGAATCCCTTCGTTCGTGTAGTCAAGACTGATCGTTCCATCGATGTTCGACAACCCGTCAAGCGATTGACCCTCTTGAAGATAATGTTGGGGCACGAGTTTTGTTATCAGGTTTGGATTCGCTGAATCGTACAACGAAGCACTGTAAAGAAGAGTTTGATTCAACGTAGTCACGTCAGCATTCGCAGTGAACAGAACGGGCGCGGTTGAACTTTTTTCGTACGTCATTCGACTCAAAGGATCAGTCGAAGCGTCCTCCCTCATAAAATCTGAAAAGTTTGTTACGAACGAATGTAATGAATTACCCGAACTATCAAGGACGATCCCGTTGATGTCGCTTGATGCATCGGTAACCAACGGTGGTGGTGGTTCATTGAACCTGTAGTACAATTTCATGTCATCGTCCTTGAATAATGACTTCTTTGCGTACTCCTTCATTTGTGATACGGATCGTAATGAATGGAACACTCTAAATTCGTCCAATGTACCACTCAGCGTGGAGGTAGGCGTGAAAGTCGTCGAACCGTGAATCGTCGTTGATCCGCTACCGATCAAAAAATTCACGTTTTCAATGGGTAGATCATCGATTACAACGTTATCCCTTGAAGCCCCAAATAGAATTCCTTCCTTGTACGTTCTTAAAACGTGAGGTGAAACTTCTCGATCGAGTTGAAGTGAAACCTGCTCGAACATTCCCTTGTTGAGCTGGATCGTTGTCGATAGATTACTCGAACCGCTCATCACCGCGAATATAGCATCAGCTTGAACCGATGATGTCGACGGTAAGACGTAGAAAGAGAATCCGTACGATGTTCCTTGAATCTTTTGAAAGATCGTTTGTCCAGCGGAAGCGACGGTTGGCAAGTGCACGTGCATTTCGATTGTCATTGATTTTCCGTCGTTCGGAGTTAAAACTGACGTTCCATCAGATCTGCTTGATAGTTCTGGAAACAATGCACCTGCATGATCATTGACATCAATCCATGATCCTGAAAATTGTAGTTGACCTCTGAACTTTGGTAGAGATTCAAATACCCAATTGTCAAATCCCGAAAGACCTTCGAAGAACTTCTCAACCTCAACCTTACTTCCATCGAATGGATAACCGTTGATGATCTGATCAAAAGCAATGTTCACCTTTGCTTCGGCATTCATGAAGAACGTGTGATTTTCAAACGATGACCAGTCAACATGCAGCTGTTGCGAAGATTTTAGGGGTGAACGAGGTGGATCATAAATGAACGATGACGTGCTAAGAACGTTCGTGTCCTTGACATCGTTAAAGACCAATTGAATCGGTCTAGAACCTAGAACTGCCGATCGCAAGAAGCTGGGAATGAAAAGAGGGTTTGACATTCAGCTCACACCGTTTGTTGCAAAACTTTGAAAATCCCTGACACGCTCTTGAACAACCTTCTTTCGCCATTTCTCACCATGAGCGCATCCACGACGTACGTTCTGTTGACGTTCAAGCTTGAAATATCGACCTGAAAGAACATCCCCGATGCATCGGATGATACACGAGTTGAATTGTACGTCGTATCGAATGGAACGAGAACCTTATCGGTTTCAACGCACCTGATTTGATAGTGCATGTCTCGCACGATCAATCCTACGAACTCGACAGGAACTTTGGACACCAAAAGATTCTGAGACAGTGGGTCGAAAACATTCATCCTCATGTAAGATGTTTCAGTTGAAACGTATTCCGATTTCACGTTGGTCACCGTTACGAACATCGTATCGTTGACTTGAGACGAACCTCGTTGAGGTTTGTAAGCGGTGATCACGGCGCCTGTCAAGTAACCAACGGTTCCATCGAGAGAACCCCAAATCGGAGTGAAAGATATTGACCCAGATCGTTGAAGCTTTGCATTGACGGCGGCCGACTCAGGGATGATAACAGACGCTGAGTAAATTCCGGTCGCGAGATTCAATCCAGAACGGTGCTGCGATCCCGTGAACGGGAACGATAACACACCACCAGACACTTGCGTTTCTAAACGAAGGATCAATGAATTTTGACCCGTGACTGCGGTTGACGCGGACAACAAATTAGAATATTGGCCGCCATTAAAATTACGAAGAAACAACGTCGAAGTCGAACCAACGAACAACCCCGCTGAATCATCCTGTAACGAATCATCGTAAGTGAACTCAAGTCGAGGATGGTAATCATCGTTGTACGCATGTCGAGAAGCGAATCTCTTTACAAAGTACGTCCTCTCGTCGGTTTCAATCGATGGTGAGAATGCAAGCCGAAATCCTCGATCAGGAATCACGTTCGCGACTGACGCAGAAACAATTCGAGTCACATCAACGTTCAAGTCTTCAGTTCCCAGCGCGAACGTTTGCGTTGATTCCAATGAAGCTGACACGCCATTCAACGTTGCCGACGTAAGGTAGTCAACTATCGCTGAATTGTGACCTCCCGCGCTTGATCCACTTTGTACCCACGCACCCTGCATTCGTGAGCCCGTCAAGAAATTGCAAACATCATCATCTGCGTAAAGGACGATGTCACGACCCAATCCCTCATCGAACGAACGAGAAAGCGGATTCACGGTCATGACGAAGTTTGCCGGGCACGTCTGTCCGCCATCGACGTCGAACATTTTTAATCGACATGTGAACGAAGAATGGTTCGTGTCAATCTTGCCTTCGGAAACTAACGTCCTGATAGGATCAAGATCAAAGTTGATGAACGCTCTCGATAATTCAACGTTCGGTGTTGAACCCGAAAACGTCATCCCGTACAGCTTGTACAAATTTATTGAAGAAGCGAGACCCGTGTTCGCAGATTCAACGCGTTCACCGTCAACTACCTGGTTGGTGATGTAGGCATCCGCTCGTGCACGAAGAATTTTGAACATCTTTCCAGATACGTATGCAAGCTTTAACCGTCGGCGACAATGTTTTAGAATTCATGCTATGAGAGTTGTTGCTCCTTGTGGGTACAGGTTCGAAGTTTCTCCCAAAAGAAATCTAAATGAGCAACTTGGAAAGTTCACGATCACGGTGTCGTTATTAAAAAAAAGACATAGAAAGATCGTCGGGTGGGTTGATCTGCAATGCATCGATAGAAAAGCAAATGAAAGTTTTGATCGTGCAAAACATACCACTTTTGAGACACACAGTTACCTCGACGAGGACCTTCATGGTGAAGGTATAGGTTCTTTAATGTACCTCAAAGCGATAAACGTCGGGCATTCTCGCGGTTTTAACGTTTGTTCATCTAACGCACCCTCGGATAACGCGCAAAGAATCTGGAGAGGCACGACATTGAGAAAGTACTATCGTATTGTAAAACGCAGTCGACGTTGGTGTGTGTACAAGCTTTGAGCTTGTGATATCATGAATCATGACTTCCGAAGAGCTGCTTTCGACGCTGATCAAACGACGCAATGAGATCCGCGATCTCTTGCTGAGAGATCTTGAGTGGCAAGAATCGTTGAACGACCCGGCGAACGTGAAGTCGAGGCTAACGATCTTCAAGAACTACACCGACTGGATGCGACTCACGCTGGTTCCTTTCAACCAAAAATCGGGATACGTTTTCGATTTCATACCTGGTCTTGTGATGCACGACAACCAAGCACGGGGAAAGGCTCTTAGGTACCTTCTCACATTGCTTCCCGAACGTGAGCAAATGTTCGAAGAGAGAGTCTTTTGAACAGTCTCGATGACCCCTACGGGAACAGTTAATGAAATTGAAGGACGTTTTGCCAGGCGACTTGATGGTGAATACAACGGCATCGGGTGAGATACTAGCATACGAATTGTTGGTAACCATGGAGAGTGTTGATCGTAAAGGAGAACCTAACCAACACTTCGCCAGGCTCACATTTTTAAGTAAGTCTATGCTAAAGGTCGAAACGATTATGACACATCATGATCTCGCTGCAGGGTGGAAAGTCATCCGTCGTGGGCGAATCATCCAGTGGAACGACCGATGATGTCGAATTCCGTGTAACGAAACTCAAAAATACCACCGGGGGAGGGAAACACAACGCCTTTGATCGTGTTCGCTGTGACATTGAACGTTGAATCACTGTACGTTCTTCCGTTCGCAGTCCCAGTCACGTTCTCGAACCTGAGGTCATTGACCGACAAGATTCCTGACGTTGAATAGATCGTGTTCATCACGTCAGACATGATGATCGGTTGGTCAATGTTGAAATTCTTGATGTTGAACGTTCCTTGTAACTTTGAAAGGACGTTCTGCAACACGATAGCCCTGTTCAACGACGGATCGATCAAGACATCGAACGTCATGATCAAATTTATGATCTTCGCATCAAGGATGTCAATCGCATCCGATATCGAACGATAGGGATTCAGGTACTTGATCAGGTTCAGCTTCAACATGTCGGGTGAAGTCACGAGCTGCGAATCGGCGTTTCGTGAAACAATGAATAATTGTGTTGCTAATGGATTATTAGGATTTGATCTGATAGCAGCTCGAAACACTCGACCGAAATTAGCAGGAATCGTGTAGACTCGAGCCAAGAGATCTTGCCGTGTAACGATTCGTTCTTGGCTATTTTTGATCGCGGGTAGTTGTTGAATGAGTTCATCTGAGCTTGGTGCATCCTCTCCTCCCGCCGCGACTTGACGATTCGTCACCTCAATCGTGCTTCTCACGGAACCAGCAATCGCTGCGGACGGATTATTCGGAAACGTCATTCGGAGCGAGGTGACGTTCTGTATTGAATCAACGGGAACGTTGTGATTCAATCCCCCGCCGAACCTGTACGTAACTGTCAGCGTCGTTGAAACAGCGGAGACACCCAACGTCTTTGTTTGTAAAAGTTGATTTGGGTTGACTGGCAATCTGCTGAACGTACGTGAGTAGGGAAACGATATCGCGAACTCCGAAGGATCGGGAATCACATCATCCTCCAACGTGTCGGCGGAGCCACCGCCCAAGATCATCGTGGTCCTACGAGTACTTAAATCAACCTTTGCGTAGAATCTGTAGGGGGCAGGAATGATCTTCAATGAATCTCTCACAAGATCGCTGTCACTTGACGTGTTCAAAACGTTCCTGTAAACGACATCATGTGTCAAATTTTCAACGCCGTAGTACGTGTTACCATAACCATCAGTAACGGAAATGATCTCAGAGACGTTCGCATTCGTCAACGTGATCTGCTTGAATGGAATGAACGTCGCTCCGACGGGGATTGATTCTGAGGTTTCCTCGCCCGAAACACAGATACCTGCCAGGGCTAAAATGAACGTTGTTGGAACACCACTTGACGTTTTTTGTCCCACACGAACCTCAGCCTTCAACGAGCCATCGACGTTCGTTGAACTGAAATCAATGTCCTCTGCGAGCACGAAGCTCGTACCGTTTCTAGCTTCAAAAATGCTATTCATCTGTACGATCGGAAGCGCCGAGTTCATTGGAACGATGACGTTGTTAACCGTTTGTGCGGGAACCTGAACGAATACTGTCACAGGTACTGTTGCGGGGGAAGCACCGACGATCGGAACCCCTGCTTGTTGTAGATGTCGTTCGATGTTCGTCGTTTCAACCGCCGTTTGGGGATTCAACTCACCGAATGCATGGTCAGAATAGAACGAAAGATTATCTGCTACACTCGCTGCAAAATCTAATAATAGACCACCCATCGATGATTCCGAAAAATCACGAATTTTATCATTATAGTGAAGTCTAGCATATTCAAGTAATTGAGATCTGAAACCATCAAAATCACGAGCAAGATATTTTCTCTGTCGAACCGATTTCAAATCATCACGATTGATTGCCACTACTTAAGTAAGTATGCCAAGTTTTTTTAGGTCATTTTTCATCCACAATTCAACTCGTAGATAATTTGCCTTTAACCAATCAAATTTTTCCCTAGATCGGTTTTTGCCCGGCCCCCAATAACCTTTGATTTCAACAAATGAGTCCTTGAAAAGACCGTCTTTAATGAAAAGATCAACATAATAAATCGATTCCTTACCACCGGGCGTCAAGACTTTTGTTAAAACTGGAACTTGCCAATCAAAATCTATTTGATTCAAATTTAACCAACACAATGTTGCGTACTCATAACTCGAGGCGGAAATACACTCATTTTGAGTTTTCCAATGTTTCACAACGGGAAATGATTTTTGAACCTTCGCTGCTTTTAAATGTCGTCTTCTAGGGTGACTTTGACCACTTGCAACTTTATAAACAATCGCATTCCATTCACCAAATTCTTGATCAAAAAACGTTGCTTTGGAATTTCCATTTCTATAAGAATCTTGGATTAGAAAAACCTGGTTTCCGTGTGCTTGAAAAATTCTTTCGTTGACAACGTCAATTGATAATTTGTTGGCCTCTGCGATTAAATTGTTACATTGTTTTGGATGACCTTTTGCATTCAAAATGTTTGAAGGAGTAGTAATCCATTCACCAAAAATTTCATCAATGAATGTTGCTGGTTCACCCATTTCAACGTAAGTTTCCTTAACAAGTAAGAATTTTTCACCGTGTTTTTTCTTCAAACGAATCATGAAATTTTCTACTCCAATTAACTTAGAATTTCTGATTCTTTGACCTACGGTTTTTGGGTGACGGTGTCCTTTCAAAACGCCTCGAGGGCTTGTGAACCATTTTCCATGTTCACGATCAATAAACCAACATTTTGTAATTGAATTAACGAATGTATCTTCAACGATCGTTACAAATGGATTTGTAGTTTGAATTCTTTTTTTGAATTCATCAATCGACATTTTTGCCACGATGAATTGTAAACTAATTGTTATACTTAGTTCATGGACGCTTTACGACAATTCATCTCGATCATGCTTAATGAAAGAATTCGTGGTGGATTGAAGCGAATTCAAGCTCCCGACTTGCAACCTGCAAAGAACTTCAGTTGGAACGAGTTCAAACAAATTGAATCACTTGATGATTGTAATAAGTACGCGAAAGAACGCTTGCAGTTTATAGGTCAAGGAAGTTCGAGAAATTCGTACGTGTTGACATCAAAGAAAGTTCTGAAAATTGCTAGAGATGAAGACTCTATCCAGCAAAACAAAAAAGAAGTGATCACAAATCACGATGAAGATCTGAATCGATTCTTCACGAAGGTGTTCGATAATTCCCCCGATTGCAAATGGATCGTTTCAGAATTAGTGAATCCTGTCAAAAACATGCAAGAAATTGAAAACTATCTCGGCATTAAACGAGGTGAGTTTCGATTGATGTTCATCATGTCAAGATCTGAATATGGGTACGTTCAACCAAAAGACTGGTCGAGAAAGGACAAGGATTTAATGTTCAAACGAATATCTAATGATCAACACGATGATCGTTTGAACGATTTCTTAGATTTTTTGGTTCTTGCTCAACAAAAGAACATTGAAATCTATGATTTTCCGGGAAAAGATCAATGGGGCAAAACGGTTGATGGAAGAATCGTGTTACTCGATTACGGGCTGTAATTTTACAATCGAAATCGATTGTCTACGATTAGTGTATGAATTACGAAAAACGGGGCAAATAAAACGAAATCTACATTACGTAAAGCTGGATCTGCAAATTTCGATTAAAGATCTGTAGTGAAGGAACATTGTATGTAATCGTAATATTGATTACCGACAATCCATTTGCGTTTGCATTTTCTGCATGATCAATTTTTGATTCAAATGATTGTAACGATACAAATGGCATCCATTTAGTAACTGCGCCTTTAATATTCACGACAGCTCGAGAATCAAAATCATCTTGTGAAGACATATCAGCTAAAATTGATCTTAAGTTTCCGCCAAAATCAAACTGAAGAAGTCTTTCGCCCCAGTTGGTCAAGATGAGATTGCGCAAATTGTCGTTCACCGTCGCAGCCAACGACGTGTTCATCTTGAAGAGATCCGTATCACCCAATTGAAGCGGTGTTGATATCCCTATTGGAACCAACGAGCTCGATAACGTCGTAGCAATTCGTTCCTGTCGAGTCGTACCGACTGACTTGAAATTGATTGTAGCCATCAAGAAACCTCTTTCAAAACGTACATGGGTACCTTGTAATCGTATTGTGGTGCAGTACCAGGTTCAGTGATCATCAATTTTTCCATCACACGATAATTTCCGGTGACAAGTACTTCCTTTTCAGAATCGCTGTCAAACCAAACTTTTATCAAATTGTAGTCAATTTTCATGCCACGAGAAGCACTTTGAATGACGGTGATAGCTTCATCGCTTGATTTCCACGCAATATGTCCCGCCTTTTGTCCTTCTGAAACTTTTAATAACGTGAATGATTTGACAATGAAATTCACGAGATCACCAACTTGGTAATCTGGATCAGAACGATCTATTCGTTCAAGACGATGTTGACCATCAAGCTTTGATGATTCTACGTACACAGCTAACGAGCGTTTTTCTGCAGAATTCAGGGTATCAGAATCTTGAACGTACTTGTTCAATAGACGAATGAATTCATCATTGTTTGAATCATTCTCATTCAATTGGTATCGAACGAATTCACGCAATATGTTCATCGAACATACGTATCCATTGTTAGGTATTTTTCATCATCGGGGCGCGGAGGTAATTGTTTATCTTGTCTCCATTTTGCCCAACGAATTTTGTTCCCTATGTTCGGTTTTCCTTTTTGTCTTTCACTGTTAGCTTTTCTTTGCTCAGGTGTTTGACGATAACCTTTCGCATACTGATTCCCCGTCATCAACAAAGCTTTCTCTTTTTTGAATTTTTCGGAACGCTTTGTACCACGTGCATATACATTTCCTAAATTACGTTGTCTATTCGCCTCATTTTGTTCGGGAGTTCTTTTGATACCTGTAATTGCTCGAGAAATTTTTTGATTGATTACTAGTTGTTCATCACGAGGACGATTCTGGTGAATCTTTCTTGTTCGTTCTCCGTTTGCAAGGTTGTTTTCGATTGAGTGTTTACGACCAACATTGAACGTATTTCCTCGCATTCGCTCACTTCTACTTTTTGAAAATTCAATTTTTAATTTAGAATATACCTTTGAACTTGTTCTATTGTATCTTTTCGAATTAGCGTTCGCCATCAACCAAAAAGCATTTCTCATTTTTTCGCAATCTGAACCTGAAAACATCTTCCACAATAACCAATGACAAATGAAGTGTTGACGATACGTTAATTTTATTTTGTTTTCAAAAGATTCAGTTCCACCCAAAGAACGTGGCAAAATATGATGAACTTCATAGCCATCTTCCTCCTTATTAAGTAAATTGTTTCGAGGATCGTAAATTATTGAACGATAGATTTTGTCGTAATTCACAATCTAAA